GAGTTCGTGCCACCAGATACAAGCGGGTGGGCGGTGTTGAAAAGCGTTACACCATCACCTGACGAATATGACCCAGAGGGCATACCATTGTTCAGGGGACTAGCAGCTTTAACCTGCTTAGTGTACGCCATTGCACGAGCCAACGCCTTGGTGTAACGAGCGCTGAGGCTGTCATAGAGGTTATCCTCCATTGCTTCCTCAGTGATCGCAAAACCCATTGCGATGGTTTCGTGGCTATACCTTGCAGTATAGCTTTCCTGCGCGTTGTCATACGAAATTGCAGAACCCTCGTTTTTAACAGGGGCTGCGTCGAACCCGCTCAAGGCAACTTCTTCTTCAAAGCTGCGCTCGGACGATTCCGTTTCGTATAGCTCCTTATGCTCGTCTTCGTACTTAGCGTACTCCATACCAAAAAGAGCATTTAGACCAGGCAGGAGTTCTTTTAGCATTTGCGCTCTTGAAATAGCCATTGCTCAAAATCCTCCTATATGCCAGTTGTGTCTTGCCATTGGTGCGAAGCACAGGAGTCGCCAGTAGCGTCTCCACCCGAATTGAACTTGCAGAGAACATCCGTAAAGGAGTCCCCGACAGAACTATTCGGGCCATCAACAAAGCCAATGATTAGAACGGGTAAGGTCTTAGTCGTCGCTATCGTATCAGCGTCGATAGCATTCTTACTATGACCGATTGAAGTTGAACCAGCCGTTTGAACAACCGCAACATTGTTACCAAGAGCAGTTTGAGCGAGAGTCGCATCTGCCTGCGCTTGAAAAACAACATTTGGATCATCACAAACATACGCCATAATATCAGTAGCGGACGTAGAAGCAGTCCACATTTGAGAGTATGTTGGTTGGTTGGAATTGGGGTCAGTATAACTACACCCCAGAAAAATTCCTACAGGAGTCATAGTTGTCGTGCCACTGTCTTTCTCAACAGTACCAGCCGCAACAACTTTAACCACATCCCCATAGAAAATTGAAGTTCCGTAACTATTGGTAACTTTCATGTGGCGAACTGAACTCGTCCAGTCACCACCGCCAAGAAGACCAACAGGTCGGAACCCGTGTGGCGTTGCACTTGTCGCCATATCGTTTTCCTCCTAATTAAGGATTGAGTTAAACCAAACAAAGGCGTTACTTGGGTTTCGCGCCTCCGCCGAAGGACACCTGCGTCCGAGATTCATTAATTTTCGGCATACGCGGGTCGTTGTCCCTCATAAAGTTTTGATCAACAGATTCAGTTTGTCTCTTTGACAACTCAGCATAATATTCCTGCCTGCCACGAACATTTTCTATGCTTGTTTTACATAGAAGAAGCCCGCCAACCTCAATGTTTCCTTCAAAAGTTGTTCCCCTATCTGAAGAAATCATTAATTCTGGGTGGTCTTCTGCCCGTACTGGTTCCCATCCTTCACGCATACGCTTGGATACATTAACCGCATCCTGCGTCCCCATTGTAGATGTCCTGATCCACCGAAAGGCATAACCGTCTTGCGGTTTAGGATCGGGTAGAACCTGCGGAGGCTCCCATGCTTTTGCTGTCTCGGAAGACTCACGGTCTTCTGCTTCTCTTGGTTTGCGCTCAATTGCCTGAGTTTCAGCCATTGGTCATCTCCTTCTGCTCTTTCACGACTTGTGCCGCATACTGCTGTGGCGTTACTCCCAATTTCTTGGCGAGGGAAATTTGAGAGGCAGTTAACTCCACTTTGCGCGTTGCTCCACCACCCCTTTTAGCAGGTGCAACAACGGAGGTTCTCCGAGAAGATGGAGTGTTACTGCTTTCATTAGTCTTCTCGAATTGTTTCGGAAATGCTTCTCTTAAAGCATTGTCAATCGTTTCGTAATAAGTCGGGTCAGTTCTTGGATCAATGCCCTTACTGGTCAATTCCTGATGCAATCCAACTGCAAACCCGCTTAGGCGCTCATATCCTGGTTGCTGGAACCAAGGGTTTTTCTTCAACCACTGCACAGCATTCGGATCAGGGGGCGGTATTGGCTGTTGTTGGCGCGGTTGCTGTTGAACCTGTTGTTGAGGCTCTTCAGGGAGGGGCGCAGCGTACATATACTGCTGTTTCTCCGCATGTAACCGCGAAAGATTTGACTGTGCATCCACAATCGCATCCGCATCACCACTTTCATATGCATCACGATACCGCTGTTTTGCCGTATCAATTTCAGCATCTGTTTTCGCAGAAACCTGATCGTAAAGAAGTTTCCGCTGATCCGACAATTGCTGCCGTAAATTTTCATTCTCCCCCTGAACAGACTGGGCGTATTTAACAGCCTCGACGTTTTCACGGGTAGCCCTCTCCTTCCCCCTCCGCTCCTCATTCCATTCATAACGCAATTTATCTATACGTTTTTGAATACGGGGTGAAAGATCGGGAAGCTCTTCGTCTTCCCCCTGAGCGTCTGCGTCCTTGGGAGGGCGGTTAGCGTCTTCAGGCGGGGTGTCGTCCACTACAACGACCTCAAGGTCGTCTTCAGCCGCCTCCTGAACAGCTACTGCCTGTTCCAATTCCTCACTTAAATTCTCTTGCTCTTGTTCTATTGTCATGCCCTAACCACTCCTCTTGGATCATCAACAACGGCACGGACGCTGTCATCGTTTATAAGACGGAACTCTTTTTTATGGATAACCAAACGTGTCCCTGTATAGGGCTGTATAATTATCCAATCCCCCTCCTTGCAATAAGCGCCAGAGGGAAATCTGCTTTTATCTTTATAGGCATCAGGGCCGACAGCTAAAACCATTGCGGTAATGCTGGCAGCTTCTTCTCTTTGCCTTGTGGCGTCTGGCATATAAACACCACCATCCGTCTTTTCCTTTGATTCGGGTAAGGCTATTAAAAGTTGATACCCGACAGGCTCAGGAAGTTGAGTTGGCTTCCTATGCTCATCGAGATCAACAACAGTCTCTTCAACCATTGTCTTCTCCTGCACGTTTTTTAACTGAAAGTCGGGGATTTAACGGTTCCCCTGCACGCGATTAGGAATCGCGGATACCTGCATGTTTCATGTGAAACAAGATTTAATCTTCTTCGTTCTCCATTCGGGTCTTGGCCTCAAGCAAATCCAAAAGCTCACGCTCCGCAATTGCCAAACCTTCTATGACCCCAACCATTTTTTTGTATTCCTCAAAACTCTGCGCCCCGCCACCAGAAATAATATCTGCCATTTCATTCATTTGGTTCCGCAGGACACGGCGGTAAACACCAACTAAGGATTCTTCAGCCAATGCTTATTCCCCCTTCATTTGTTTAAGGGAATCCTCTTTATCCCATTCCACAAGAGACCGCGCTGCTTCTGCTGCGAGTTTTGCTTTCTCCAGTGTTATTCTTTCAAGCTCAGTTGCTTCCTTCGCCCCAGCATCGCGTTGGGATTTGGCAATATCAACACCAAGTTTAGCGCCTTCAAGTTCGGCCTGTGTCGCAATCCGTTGCTTCTCAATCTCTTCATTGGATGCGGCTTTTGCCATATCAAGGGCAAGCCTTGCCTTATCTGTTTCAGATTTAAGCTGCATCCTCGCCTGATCGGTCTGAACTTTCCGCTGGATATCCATTTCCTCCAGTTGCAATTCTTTTTGCTGCATCTGGATGACGGGGTCTTGCAACTGCTGTTGTATCTTCTGCTGTTGTTCTTCAGAAATATCTTTATTAAGCAATCTTTCAGCAGCTTGCGAAATAAGACCTGATAACTGGAACTCAATATCTTCAGGCAACTGCTTGTCTGGAGGCGGTAGCTCCACACCCAGTTGTTTCTCAATTTCCCTGCGGTATTTAAACCCAAGATGCTCCTGCACATGCGCTGCCATTGAAGCCGATATAGTCGCTGCCATTGGAGATTTTGAGACAAGTTGTTTGATTTTCGGGTCTTCAAGTGCAGCCATATGGGTCTTAATGTGCGCCTCGTGGTCTTGGGCGATAAACGCTTTAAGCGGTTTGCTGTTCAAAGCGTCCATATTCTCACTTACGGGGTCACGCGGTTTGTGGTCTTCGGACATCGGAATAATCTTTTCCGCATCCTGTATGCCCAGAACGTCCAGCATCTGCCGATGAAGCTCTGGCAGGTTGTACATTTGGGGCGCAGACTGGGAAAGTTGCAACGCTGCCTGATATTGCATAATCCTCTGCGACATTGTGGCTGCGTTTGGATCACTTACAGGGATAACATCGACTTTGTCGTTGAAATCTTCCGCCTTTATAGCCCGCGAATCAGCATCCACATCATATTCATAGCGCTCAGGAGCGTAATCGCGGACAATATCAGCAACCAGAATGAACTCACGGCGCATAGCCTCGTGTAATCTTGCCTGAATAGCGCTCATCACCTTCATGGAGCGTTCAATTAAAGCAAGGGTTGTGCCAACTGGCGCATCCTGCTTCATATCGGCAAGTTTTAAGTCGGTAACCGACGCAAAACGCCTTCCCTCTTCAACAATTTCCCCCAAAAGACCGTGCAGGACGTTACTTGGCTCTTTGTAGGGCAAAAATGTAATATTATCCTTTATTGCGCCTCCAGGAACATCAACATCCCTGAACTCGCCTGGTGATATAGGAGAATCGTCCCCCTTGATTCTCAATCCCCTCGCCTTCAGACCGCCTGGTAAATTTGCAAGCGTCCCTGCGTCAACCAACTGCCTCAGCAGCGAGGTCGCAGACTTGGCGATACCGCCTATTAGATGAATTAAACCAAATCCGTAAAACCCAAGTCCAGGCATATATTGGTAATGTACGAAATGAAGGCGCTTCATACGCATTTCATCATCTTCGTACCAGTTTCTTCTAATAGAAAGTATTTCGTTAGAACCTTTGGCTAACGTGACAACATACGGAAGGGCAATACCCGTTTCCTCACCGCTGTCATCTTTGTCTTCAAACCCCTCCAAATCGAGGTCAACGTGCATTTCATATAAAATATGTCTATCATCGTTGTCATAAGAGGGTGTTTCTCCCTCCAACTCATCGTATTTCTCCTGAATTTCAGAATAATCAGGCGCAGATTTTTGCAGGTCTATGTCTCGGTAAAAACCAGCTACCTGTAATTTACGGACATCATTGGTTGATTTCCGCATAATGTGCGTATAACGGCTTGCTGTTTGAAGGTCTGATGCCCCATACGAAACAACAAAATCCTCCGCAGGAACAAAATGGGCGCAAACACGCCCCATGCTCGGATCGTAGTAAACCTTCTTAAAAGAAGACCCCGCCAAAGGAAGCGAAAAGAGCATTTGCTCTGTTTCAGGGCGGTACTCGGACATTTTCTCCGTCAGGAGATAATTCATATGGTTTTGTATACGCTGTGCTTGTTTTTCTTTCTCGTCGGTTATCTCCCCGACAATTTTTGTTTTAACAGGGCCAGCAGCGGGGAATATTTCCATGATGGCCTGCGCTTGGAACCTGACAACAGCTTCCGTCAGAATGGGGTGGTGGACACCACACGCTCCAGGCCAAGGCGATGTTCTGTCCTCAATCTTTAAACCAAGAAGGTCAAGCCCCTTGGTATATGTTCTTTCCCAGTCGGCACGT